AGCCTTGGCTTGCATACTGCCAAAAGTAGGAATCGCCTTCTTGCGTGTAGTACAGGCTGTCACGCAGCATCCCAACGAGCATGGCCGTTCGCCAGTTTCCGGCAAGCTGCGAGAGGTAGTTGGTCTGCAACTGAATCATCTTGGCACCTGCCTTATCGCGCGTTGCCGGATCGTCAATTCGACCGATGTTGTTAATCGTTTCGGCCAGAAGCGGGATTTGGCTGAATTGCCTTGGGTACTCGAAGGGGATCTTCGATGCACTTTGAGGGGAAAGCCGCTTAGCAGCGGTGCCTGGAGCAGCACCAGCAGCCGTCTTGAGCGTATTGTTGAAAACGTGGAACGCTCCCAAACGGCCATGGCCAAGATTGACCTCGTTAGGTCCACCCGGTTGCAGTCCGAATCGTTTGAGCAAACTGGAAGTGGCTTCGACACGTTGCGAAATAACCTTCGTCAAAACGACGGGGCGAAAAATATCCTGAAACAAATTGGCCATGGTTGTCCTGATTGGTCCCACCCAACTTTGGACACTGAAAACCTAAACTTGGACGACCGTTACTCGTCGTCGAAAATGAAAAACTTTGCCCGGAGCGCGGTGCGAGTTGCGGTTTCGGAAGCATGGCCAACCAAGGACGAACCTTTGATTAGCAAAGTCGAAGCCTTCACATCGCCTGACACCGCGATGCGTGCTTGCGGCTGATCTTGATTTTGTTGGAGCTCGTCCACGACGCGAACATCATCGAGCAGCACACCATAGACGTTTTGACTTCCGTCCGTGGCTGCTGGATCGAACTCTTTGAGCTTGCCAGAGGCGGTGATCTTTCCGAGCAACAATCCCCCACGAAGGGTGGTAGTAGGAGTGTTCCCCGCATCCCTGGCGGCTCCGGATAAAACTCGTGGTACAAGGGTTACTCGTGGCCGTCCTTCGCTGACGAAAAGCACGTTACGGGTAACGAGCGAGTCAACTTGAGTTTGAATTCCTGGGGGCATTTTGCGTTTTCCAGTTGATTTCTAAGGGTGATGAAGGATTGGTTGTTTTGCTTCGGTTAGGTGTTGTTCACCAAAGCGGCTAGTTCTTCGATTCGCTCCTTGGAAAGCGGCGCGCTACCGTGATTGGTCGGTAATGGAGCGACCGACATTCGGCGAAGCGTGGAGCCCCCCTGTCGATTCGTGGCCGTCTTGAACGTGTTTGCCGGAATGTTTCGACGGCTGGCAATGAAATCTTCGATCTTGCCAGTTTTGGGCTTAGAAAATCGATCGAGGCTAAGTCGTTGCGTTGCGACCAGAGACGTATAGCTGCGGTGCTCGTCGTCAGTGATTCGCCCTGAGTCGCGTAGATTGGAAAGCTGGCCAGCAAGCTCGCGATGGTACAAGCTCTCAGCGTACTGGCGATGCAGTTTTGATTGGTTTGCAAGCGACATAGTTTGAATGTCAGGCTGCGCGACTGTTGTTCCAGTCATTGTTTGATCGTTGGCAGCACCCTGACCGCTGTTGCCTAGCACCATTTTCAAGTTCTCGACGATGTTCGATTCGTCGGTTCCTTCCGGCAATGTGATGCCCATTTCGGAAAGAGCCGAAACGATTTGATTCACCAAATCTCCACTGTTACCTGAATCGGTAGCAAGTGTCATATCATCACCGCCGCCGTATTCATCTCCATCTCCATCATTATCCATTGCCATTCTCAGGACCCTTTTGTAGTAAGTGGGGCGAATGCCCATGCGAATACAACTAAGCAGGGCAGGTGCTTCGGCTGGTATGAATTCCCCTTGAGAATGATCGACTGGATAATCAACCAGATCGACCGAGGTGATTACATCTGCGTATGTCTGCCCGGTACCGTCAGCGAACTCAGGAAAAATCACCGGCGAAACAAACACCGCATTGGAACCGACCTTTTCTTGAGCCGATGGCGTTAGCACTTCCACGGTTATCTCTGCGGCGTTGCCGTCAGAAACGACCTTAAAATCAGTCATACGACCGATCGTGTTTTGTGCTGATCGAGTAGCGCGTGCGTGATACTCTTGTTCCGCGATCGGAATTAGATTTTCGGGATCGTCCAAGTCGGCATGGTTCCAATGGATCGGTACCGCATAGCGATTTGCCGAAAGCCTTTGGAATTGCGTTTGCCAGTGTTTGAGCCGTTCAGGTGTGACAACCACAGTTCCGTCACCGGACTGGTAGGTGTCACATTTGAGAACTGCTTTTCGGAACGTCTTTGCCATGCCCAAATTGAACGAAACAATTCAATCGATGGCAAAACGGATTGTTTACTTGCTCTTGGCTTGTTCGCTTGTTGTGCGAAATTCGTTCGTTTTATTCGCCTGTACTTCTCGAAATAAGCCATCGATTCGGCTCTGACGGATGCGAAAAAACCCCCCTGGCAAGCGAATGTAGGGGATCAACTTATCTGCAATCCAATTGCGTACCGTCGAGGTAGACACGCCAAGCATGACGGCTGCTTGGTTCGGAGTCAGCAAAGGATCGGCAGCATGGGACAGATTATCAACACTGTCTGGTTGTGAGTTATCGGCTCGTTCCAATCTGATCGTCTCGACCGTACTGGTTTTTAACCTCGGTAATCGCCCTGGCAAATAGACAACTGCTATTCGGCTTTCGCCTATCCATCGTCGGACCGTAGCCGGGCAAACCCCCAATTCGGTAGCAGCCTCTTTGACGGTCAATAAAGCATCTTGGTTTTTTGGCTTGCGATTCATCGCGTCCTCCCGTGACTTTGTTGAATGATACCACCCCACGGCGTAGCCTGCATCTGTTTGCTGTAGTAGCAAGCGTAACTCGTGTTATCAATTTGGTCGGCAACTTCATCTGGAAGTCCCTGCCATGCTAGATGCTCTGATAGCCAGGCTTTGAGCCAGGCGTAATCGGCATGATGCGGTTGGTAGTCTGGAATGCGTAGCAATCCATCCTCGATGCGATTGATGCACCCACTCGCGACGGCGCGCTCGAGTTTCGCCCCTCGATGATTTTCGGCCATCCCTGGGATCTTCGGTCCCACGAGAATCACCTTGCGACCCTTGATCGATTTCGCCATCACCGGCCCGAAGTGTGCATTCTCTATGACTACCAAGGGTACTTCATTAGCAGCAATGAAATTCGGGAATCTATCCTCAAGCTCCGACCATTCAGCTTGAATGCGAAGCACGTTTCGAAGCAATAGAGTGTGCCTTGGTCGATAGTAGTCCCATATACAACACACCGACCAAGACGGCTGCTTACCTGCTGCTTTCTCGGCTCGATCTTTCGATGTACCGGCTGTATCAATTGTTGCGAACCTTCTCAATGCGGACGACGGCGCGTTGACAACATCGCCACCATGTATCCATTGCAATGCACCGTCAGGTAGGACCGAATACGTCTTGAACCAGTCTCGATCGAAAACACCGCCTGTTTGTGAAAGCCAGTTTCCACCTAGCAGGCTTTCCCTTTCGGCTCGTGGAAGCGATCGAAGTCGATCAGCGTAGTAAGGATCTTTTGCCAACAGCGCGGGGTTGTCTGCCAAAGTCGCTGGAACAAATGTAAAGCTCATCGGTTTAGTCGAAACCGGAGGAAGCTCATCCGGCTTATCTGCCCAAGCGATCGAATCGTCTGGCATTCGACAAAACCATCGAAGTGCACCGGCTCGTTCTGGTATCGGTGTGCCTGCAATCGGATCTATCCACCATTCAAGCAATTCAGCAACCCAACTACCCGGTTGTGGATTGCATGTGCCTCTCATGTACGGCTCGATCTTTCCAAGGCTTCTCATACGCGAAACTAGATACCAAAACTGCCCCGCTGAAAAGTGTGTTAGCTCGTCCCAACCAATGAAAGGCAATTCCGTTCCCTGCCACTGGATCTTAGATTGCTCGTGCTCCATGTGGGAAAAACTGATTCGAGCACCGGATGGAAACACGCAATCCATTGATGCTTGCCGCATCCTACCGCCGAGCAGCGGATACAGCTCGCAAGCCTTGTCCCAAAGTCCCTGGGGTGCTGTGATTTGCTTATATGTCCGTCGGAACAGAACAGGATTCCAAAGTGGATCGTAGATTCCACGAGTCGCATCGAGCAAAAGACAAAATGTTTTGCCGCCACCCGCGCTGCCGCCGTAGATCGCTATGTCAGCCGGGCAAGAACAAAACTGTGTTTGCGGACCTGGCTGTGGGCCAATGGTTCTCACTTTACGATGTAGACCTGTTCACAGGTCGAGAAAGATCCAGGATGCCGGTAGCCAGCAAATCCGCTTCGGCTGGTGTTTGTCCGTTTTGTGCGATGTACCGTCGCAAATCCCAATACAGCCTGCCAGGATTGACCGATGCCTGAGCAATGGCCCGAATATCGACTTTCGCGGCTCTTGCTGGTTGCCCTGCGGTCGCGTTTGGAATGGCTGCGATCGTTCCTGACGTTGCAAAACCTGTCGGCTTCACTAAACCTGAACCGGAATCCACTTGCAGTACAATTGCAGAATCCGCATCGGAGATTTGGTTTTTTGCTGTCCAAACCAACCTGCCTACGCAATCTGCTGCTGTTGTCGGCGTGCCAATCGAGAGCGACAAATCGGCTTGTGTGTAGGCGTAGTAATTCCCTACATACATCGGACCAAGAGCGATGCGTTCCTCTCTCGTGATTTCGTTGGTAGCGATCATGGCGGATTCACCAACCGTCCCGCTTATCGTGAATCTGTTCAACAGAGTTGACAGTATTGCAGAACTCACCGCTGGCGCGATGGAATCGGCGAGCGCGGTGTAATCGATCGCACTCGATGGATCATCGACCATTCGCACATTCGTTTCGGTACCGGCTAGCGATATGTATCCAATCGCGATCAAGGTCCCGGACAATGTTACATCGCAACGATAGAGCCCTGCTGCTAGCTCACCGACGCTTGCTGAAAACCGACCATTGGAACTGCTAGATCCGGACAACGAGAACGGACTGTTCTCTACCGCGCTCTCTGTCGGCCATGGGCCTCTGATCGCAACAGTTGGAGTTGCACTCGACGGCAATGGTAAGTCGATTAGCACATACATGTTTACGCTCCTGCCCCCGGCCCTGGCTGAACCCAACCTGAATCTATAGCAAACACAATTGATTGACTTTGACCTACCGGGGGATCATCGTTATAGGTCTTAGTAAGACCGCTACCAGCCACGAGAAATCCTGCGATAAAGTCCATGAGAGATTCTTTAAGTGCCATGACACCCGGAGCCGAATCACCCCATCCGTTTGCAGATTTAGGACCATAAAAGTCGTAGGTGGTTAAGTTGACATAAAAATCACCAACCGTCCCAAGGTTAATCGATGGAACACCCGTCCCGCTTCTAACGCTGTTTCCTGCTGGTCCTTGGGCTCCCTGTGCTCCCGCTGGTCCCTGTGGGCCTGTCGCTCCGGATGGCCCCTGTGCGCCGGCTGGCCCTTGTGGACCGGTTGGACCTGCTGGACCTTGAGGACCTGCTGGCCCCACGCTTCCCGATGGTGCGACCCAATTCGTTGTGACGATACCACCCGCTACTGTCGCGATCGTGAGAACCTGTCCCGCTTGTGGTAATGCCTGGCTGAATTCAACGACTCTGCCACCCATCAAAAATTGTGTTGCTAAAAAAATCATGGTCTTGTTCTCCCATTGTCCGGCAAGACAACCTGTACCGTTGCGATTTTTGAATCAGTCTCGACCTTCAATTCCTTGCCATATCCGCGATCTTTGGCTTTTCGTTCGAGAAACCACATTGAAACCTTCAAGTTCCCACCTTGCAATGCCGTCAGTATATTTGCTTCTGCTTGATCGGAGGCTATCGCCAAAGCCTCCTTGAACATTTCGGCAATTTTCGGATCTTTGTCTCGATGCCTTGCCACTGTGAATCGGCTGATTCCGAGTTTGCTCGCAACAGCACACAATACCCCACTCCCTTCGAGGATCGCCTTTTGCCATTGATCTAAACTGATCTTTTTTTCGCGTGGCATATCACCCTAGCAAAGCAGGGATGGTAATCGTATCATCTTTGATTGCTTCAGTTCTGCGATTCTCAATACTAAATGTCCGAAGTACATTTCGCGTCAAATCCTTCGAATCCACAGTTCCAGCCGTAAGCACGATTGCATAGTCCATCGCCGTTTCGTAAAACGCATCCGTTGTATCGATAACTAGGAAATGCAATCCTGCTTTACCATCATAGTCAACACTCGGCTGTGTAACTCCGACGGTTGTTTCAGTAGTAGAGTTTTTATAGATCGAAACCGTTGGTGCAACCGTTGGCGTTGTTGGAACCAATGCTTGGCTCAACGTGTTAAAAAACAAACGAATCGTTTGTCCCTTTGTGAAATCGCCAATGTATCTGCCAGACATAATTAACCTATCAAAATGTTATCGATTGGAGAGTAAGAACCGCCACCACTCGTTACCCACGCTTCGGTTGTAGTTACTGACTTGGCTTTTCGGAAAACAAACTTACCTAAGTCCCATCGTGCCAATGAAGAAATCACTATGTCGCCAGTTGTGTCTATGGCTAATATGACATTAGGGGTTCCAGTACCTGCCAATTGCGAGATTGTTCCAGTTCCGATCATGCGAATCTCTCCGCTTCCGGTAAGAACCGGATTAGACGATTGATTGTACGAAAGGTTCCCACCAATGCAGAGAGCTTGCCCATTTATGGTTTGTGTTACAGATCCCCCAGCCGTTAGCAAGTTCCCTGAACATACTAAATTTGATGAAAGAGTTAGGGTAAATGCAGATGCGAATAATATGTCCTTGAACTCAAGTGTACTTGTGTCAAATGTGCAATTCCCGGCTATCGCTATTTGATGAGTTCCAGCAAAAGTTATTGTTCCACTTAAATAACGAATTGTCGCATTAGAACCACCGACTCTTAGCAAGCAACCGGAAGCAAATGTGAAATTGCCGTCAAAGTCTATCGGGTTACGAATAGACCCAGCGGTGTGTGAATTTGCTGTAAATATTCCACCTGTAATTCTTAGCGTTGTCGTCCCTGACAAAGTGCCACTGGTAAATGGTGTTGTGATACCACCAGAGCAAGTTAAAGTGTTTCCGTTTATTATTACGTTACTTGTACCGCTTGCTCCAAGATTAACAAGTCCACTAACAGTCCAATT